CGCGGTCTAGACGTAGAGTCAGTGTCACATATAGTCAAGAAGAATAGGGTTCTTAAGTCTAAGGTGAAGGCTGAGGCAGAAGATCTAAACTATCTGAAGCGTAAGAAGGGATCCAAGCTCCCGTTATAAATACTCCGAACAGTCTCGGAGTATGGATGAAGCTTACCATCAGGGGTAGATCTACTAAGAGAGTACCGAGAAGCCTGATAGAAGCTGCAGCCAGATGGTATGCTAGAAAGCTGTTCGACCATAAGGTCCTGAGGAAGCTCCACCTCACAGTTCACCTAAAGAAGATGTCTATAGACATGCTCGGCGAGTGCGTCTATAAGAACCCGAGGAAGTGCAACTACAAGTACGAAGTAGTTATAAACAAAGACATGGGCGAGAGAAGAGTGCTCACGACTCTCGCCCACGAAATGGTGCACACCGCTCAGTACGTGTCTGGCAGGTACGTCTCGTACAAGAGAGAGTCGATGAGACACTTAGTCAAGTATGAGGGCGAATACCACGATCTAGACACGCTGGATTACTGGGATCACCCTTGGGAGATCGACGCCGCCGGCAGAGAGCTTGGTCTCTACATAAGGTTTATCAATCACATGGTAGACAAGGGGAAGATATGAGTGAGATTGAATATTTGAGAAACGAGATAGATCGTCTCGGTAACAAGATCATCGATCTCGAGATGTACGAGTACGACGTAGATAGAATAAGAGAGTTGACGCGTAAGTTATACATCTCCAAGCTCACCCTCTCGCCCGAGCTGTTTGAGCGAGAGCTCAAGTCTTTCTTCATAGACACCATTGACAGGCGACTGTGACACCATTTGAAGCGTATAAGACGTACTCCGCCCTAAAGCTGCACTTCACCACCGACTACAACTACTTCCAGTACAACGGCAGCGTGCGGCTAAAGCAGGAGTCTTTTGAGAAGAGAAACGACAAGGTCTTCTTCGCCAAGGTGGCGAAGCACGCCGACCCTCTCAACTTTCTGATGGTGAATATCCTAGACAACCCAAAGGTCTGGATAAGAAACATCGCCTATGACCAGTCAGCTGAGACCAAGTACTCTAGCTGGCTAAAGCGCAAGCAGTCGCTGGCCTACTCGTTCCGCGAGGAGCTGAAGAAGCTAGACTCTAGCTTCGACTCAAACATAATGGTTCCCAAGAATGGTCACCCCTCGATCGTGGTTAAATACCTGGGCGGCGAGATATCTCTAGAGACTCTCTGCGTGATCGCGTCGGTGACTGGCTGTGTCAAGTACTGGGACAAGGCCATGGCTGGAGACCCGGTGTGGGACGACGTCACGAGAAAGATCAAGAAGTACACGCCGTTCCTGGGTCTGGACGCAGCTAGGTTTAAAAAAATTATTCTCGAGACGTTCGAGAGACGAGATTGACGTATAAATACAACAGGACAATAGTCCTAAAGCAATACGTTCAATACACCGCAACATACTAGTAATACGGAGAATACAATGGTAGATTTCGCACAGCTCAAGGAAATGCGCGGGCAGAAGTCCCTCGCCACTCTCACAGCAGAGCTCGACAAACTCAACGCAAAATCAGAGCGCAAGTCAGACGAACGGTTCTGGACTCCCACGGTCGACAAGGCCGGCAACGGCTACGCGGTCGTCCGCTTCCTGCCGGCACCGCGCGGCGAGAATGTCCCATTTGTTCGCATCTTCGACCACGGCTTCCAGGGTCCAGGCGGGTCTTGGTACATCGAGAATTCTCTCACCACGATCGGTAAGAAGGATCCCGTCGGCGAGCTCAACTCGGCTCTATGGAACTCGGGTATTGAGTCCGATAAGGACGTCGCCCGCAAGCAGAAGCGCCGCCTGCACTTCATCTCGAACATCTACGTCGTGGAGGACAAGGGCAAGCCTGAGAACGACGGCAAGGTGTTCCTGTTCAAATACGGCAAGAAGATCTTCGACAAGCTGAACGAGGTGATGAACCCTCAGTTCCCGGACGAGACCCCGCTCAACCCGTTCGACTTCTGGGAGGGCGCCAACTTCGCCCTGAAGATTCGCAACGTCGAGGGCTATCGCAACTACGACAAGTCGACTTTCATGTCGGCCTCGCCGCTCCACAAGAGCGACGCCAAGCTCGAGGAGATCTATAATCAGGAGCACTCGCTTCAGGACTTCCTCAAGCCGGAGAACTTCAAGAGCTACGACGAGCTCAAGGAGAAGCTGAATCGCGTTCTCGCCGCCCCGATGGACGGGCTGACTCGTAACGCCATGGAGCAGGACGCCGCGCCGCCACCGGCGTTCAAGACTCGTCCGGCTCCGGCTCCAGCGATGGAGCAGGCCGGAGAGGATGACGACGACCTCGAGTTCTTCAAACGTTTAGCTAATGACTAGTAGAAAGGGGGCCTCATCGGCCCCTTTTTTATGGTCTGTAAGCTGTTGGTACGTCCATGCCAAACACCTCGCGCAGTATGTTTGCCGGCGGCATGGCTGACGGCACGCGGTTGTCTCTATAGGTGTCTGAGTTAAACTGCGGGTTGTTGCCGCGGTTCTGGTTGTTGAGAGCGGTGAAGAGGCTTCCCACCAGACCCATGATTCCCGCTGGAGACTGAGGCACCATGGTTCTAGCTCCACCCATCGCCATAGTGCTGAGCAGTCCGGCCATTGGTCCTACGCCTGGAGTGGTGGCCATGGCTCCCATCGAAGTCGGTATCGTAGACCCTCGCCCGCCTCCCATCGCGGAGGTCAACCCTCTCATCGCTGTCTGCGTTGGGCTAACGTATGGCTGAGTTAGCTGTCCCTGAGGCACTCCCATAGATCCCATGGGAGCTCCTCCTACAGGCGTGTAGCCTATCTTCTGTATGTGTACTGGATCGCTACCGCCGAACGGTATCGACAGCCCGTACTTCTGTAGAACTCCCGCCATCTGTGGAGCCTGAGGAACGTCTATGGCCTGCCCATCGGCGTGAGCGCTACCCCTGCCGCCGCCAGGCACGTCGTATTCTCTGCCGTTAACAGTTACTCGCTGCGGTGTTTTAGGAGGGGCCGGCATGTATATTCCAGGCTCTCTTAATATGCGACCACGCACCCATAGCTCGGCCTGCTTCTTGTCGTCTCGAGCCGCTGACTCTATAGTGACGGGGCGCCCGTACTCAGCCGCGGCGCTAAAGAATCTAGAGAGCAAGTCTTTGTCGACAGCTGATATGTTGACGCCGGATCCAAGTCGAACGTTTGGAGGCATGCCGGCTGCGCCAGCTGGAGGCTTGTATCCAGAGCTTACGTCTCTAGCCTCGCCAGCGCTTGGGTTTGGCGCGCCAAAGTTTGTGCCGGCTGGCTGAACACCTCTCTCCACAGGCTTCGCGTCTGGTATAGATCCTGGTAGCGGTCTTCCCATCTCGTCTGTAGCGCCTGGTGTTACTCCACTCTGGCTAGGACTCTTCATTATGGCTTCGGCGTTGGCGACGCGCTGCGCCACGTGAGCCCCACTCGACCTCTCGTAGTAGCGGTCGAAGGCTATAGCCGCCTCGCGAGCTGTCCTCGCCTCCTTCAGCGCTCTATAGGCCTGAGTCTCTACGTTCTTTATCTCCCAGTCTAAGAACTCCAGCTGCTCCTCGAAGCCAGCCTCGCGGATGTCTTTCTTAAACTGCTGCTTGAATCTGTCCTGACGATCCGGATGCCATTGCGCTATACCATAGGCCTTGCCGCCGTCACCAACAGCGTTTGTCTTCATGTCAGGCCCAGATTCCATCTGTAGATTACCAACTATGCCGGCCGCCTGCTCGGTAGTCCATCCCTTGCCGGTCAGTATCTGCATGGCCTTAATCGTCGTACCAGTCTCACCGACACCCTTGAGTCCAGACGTATCGACTGGCATTCCGCCGGCTGCAGGTCTAGAAATTGAAGTGGCGGCCGAGCCACCGCTCGTTGCTGGCGCTAGCGCAGGTGCTGGAGCTTGTCCTTCTTGTCTAGCAGACTTGATTGCGGCAGATTCCTGCGGTCCCTTTCCAAAAATATTGCTCCAGTTCTGAATCAATCCTGTCGCACCGCCGACAGCACCGCCGATCGCCCCGCCAACCGCGGTTCCAAGACCTGGTATTATAGATCCGATAAGCGCACCTGCCGACGCGCCGGTAAGAGCGCTAGACAGAACGTCGGCGCCTCCGGCTAGTCTCTCGTGACCAGATTCTTTCAGTGAGTCTCTAGCCAAGTCTAGAGTAACACCAGCCACCAAACCACCGACACCGCCTCTCAGCTTTGATACAGCTTTCTTAGCTACGTCGAATCCTTTCTTAGCGACAGCACCGCCTTTCTTCGTGAGAGATAGAGCCGCGGCGCCCATAGCCGCGTCGAGCATGTCTCCCCACATCGAGTCTTTCTTCTTAATCTCGTCTTCTATCTTCTTGAACTGCTTGTCTATATTTTTCTTGAAATCTTGAAAGTTTTTAGAGAACTCCTCGGCCATGCCCAGAGCTCTCTCAGCCTTGGCGGCGAGGTCGCGTGTCTTCGCCTCAAGCACGCTTATGGAGACAGCCTGTCTCTGAATCTCCTGGTGGTTCTCCTCGATCTTTCTGCTGCTCTTGGAAGCTTCGGCGCGCGAAAACTTGTCTGTAGCAGAGATGCGCTTGATAATCGGGTCTAGAGACTTAGCCAGGCCGCCTGTGGCTCCCATGCTCTTCTCACGGGCTAGAGCTCTCGCGCCCTTAGCGGTCGGCGCCACCTCCATAAGATCGTCTATAAATCTCTCGATACCTTTCTTGGTATCAAAGCTATCGATCTTCTTATTCTTCGTACGAGGTTTCTTAGCCATTACCCGCCGTTGTTTCTCTGCTTCTCTTCTAGCTCTCTGACGTGTTCCTTTATCATGTCTATGTAGATGTCAAGCTCAAACGGTATCAGGTTCTCCACGTCGGTTATTGAGTATTTATGGTGCTGAGCCAGAGCGAAAACTGTCTTGTAGTAGTTCTCTAGCGTGTTGTGGCTCAGCGCAACGTAAAAAAATCGTTTAGAGTCGTCAGCTCAATCTTGCGGTCGTGCCCTAGCGAGTTCTTATAGGTCAGCGTGTGGCTCATGCTTGGAGCGCTTGATAGAAACTCCTGTATCTTCTCGAACGTCTTTACGTCCAGCCCGTCCATGAAGTCTGCCATCTGCTCGCGCGTGTAGCTGCTGGGATCAAACATCTCGTCGCCGCTGTAGATCTTATCCACGCAGCGAAGCATAAGCTCAAACATGGCGTCCTGACCGAGCGATAGGAAGTCCTTGTCGTCGTATAGAGACGCGCTTGGATATCGCATTACGATTCCGGTCTTGTCATCAATCTTGATCCTGCTGTCGACGTTCTTTGGAAACTTGACCTCGATGGTGTTGAGGTCTACCTCGAACTTGTACTCCTTGTCGTCCTCGAGATCTTTGAACGACAGCGGCACCATGTTGCCCACCGAGTTGGATCTAATCTTGAGAAACAGATACTCGAGATCAAATATAGTGAGCTTGTTCACGTCGAAGTTGTTTTCCTGGCAGCAGTTGTTTACCACCTGCTTTACGGCCGATAGGATATCGTTGTTGTCGTCAGAAGTCTTAGCCATGAGAAGGATCTTCTCCTCCTTGACCAAGAACGGTCTAAAGGTAAGCTGCTTCTTAGACGACGGTACTGTTAATCTGAAAGTAGGGTGACTAATTTTCGGCAGCGTCATGACAAAACCTCGTTTATCTTCTAATAATAATAATTAATCTTGATTATTTATTTGTCTAGGTGGAGCTTTTCTACTGCCTTTATTTTGCCATTGACCTTGTTCATTCTGTACAGAGTCTGGATGAGGTTGAATATTTTCTACTGTTTGACCTCTAGGTGGTACAAGAAGAGGAGCTGGTCCGGACGCCTTAGTCGATCCATCGGACGTAATTACGTTTGTCAGACGCCAGTGACGAAACGCAAACGTTACGGTTATTCTTTTTAGCTGGTTAGTGTCTCCCCACGACAGCGCGATGTCGTTCATGCTTACCGGATAAGAGTCTATCAGCTCGACGGACGTAGACGGCTTGCCGTCGTTATCATAGATGTTTATCTTAGTCTTTACCGCGTAGTCATACATGTAGTTGGATCGATAGTTTAGATAAGACTCAGTGTTTGGACTGTCCAGCGAGGTATAGGCAAACACGTTGTTTAACCAGTTGTAGAAGAATATCCAGATCAGACTCTGCTTGTCAGCGATAAACGTCATTGAGCTGTCTGTGAAATTGGCGTTATATGGAAACCTCTGCTGCGGTCCATAGCCATATCGATTCACAGCGGTGGTCTGAAGCGTCACGCCGGGCGCCCGCACCGACTCAGCCCTGAAGCTTAGAGTCTCTCCGAATGTCACCTGCGGCCTGCGCAAGTTATTTACTAATACTTCTGTATTCCATAATACTCGTGGGATTTCAATGTCTACCTCAAACTTGTTAGTCGGTAGAGTTCCAGTCTTAGACAGGTGGGACTTAAACGTCTCTAGATCGAACGGCATTATGGTGTTACTCTCAAGGAATTAACACTGTCTCTGTGTACGTAGTTAGCTGGCTTCTTCATGAATCTCTCTGTTGGAAGCATTAACGCCTTGTCCCAGTTCTCAGGATCTATGTATATAAACCTCTGCATGACGTGATCGTCTAGGTATCTCTTAACGCATGGCTTGAAGTATCTCATTCTCGAGCTAGACTCCAGTATGCTGTAGGTTATCCTCAGTCTCGTCGTCTTATCATTCTTCTGGTTATTTATTGTATAGTACAGAGCGTCCATGAGCTTGGCGCGATAGTTTCTCGGCAGATAGTGCAGGTTTAGACCCAGAAAGCCATCGGTATATAGCTTTATTGGAAATACCAGCGGGAACATGTCGTAGTATGGCAGCGTCTGCTTGTGCTTAGGGTTGTAGAAGAACATGAACATCTGCCCTATGTTCTGAGCGTTTAGGTCCGTCCTGAGGTTCTTTGGGTCTATTACCTCATTGGCGTTGACGCGCTTGACCTTAGAGGCCTCGGCTCTATACCAATTGCGCGCTGCCTTCTCGCTCATCTCCATATCAGTAGTACGCTCAGCCAGCGTCTGAAATACAGTAGTTACCATGCTATGCCGAGCTGCTTCTCAGTAAACACGTGGAAGGTCCAGCCGCGGTCTAGACAGTATTCCTCCGCGGCATTCCACTTGGCCTTGTTGACGCCCCAGGTGTAGACCTCGTTGATGTAACGCTTGGTAACCTTTCCTGGATGCTTGGGAGGTTTAGTCTGCTTCTCAGGCTTTACCTCTATCAGAACGGTCTTAACCGCGCCGTTGGCTTCTCTCTTCTTGACCAGGAAGTCTGGAAAGTAGCGGTGGATCTTTCTGTCCACGGGAGACCGATACGGTATGAAGAACTCCTCAGACTGCCACTCCATGACGTCTGGATGCTTGTCCAGATGGTTCATGAGCTTTAGCTCCCAGCTAGACCTATAGACTATCTGAGTAGGATTACCCTTGTACTTGTGGGGAAATTGTGGCTTGAAGAAACCTTTCATGGACTCTATTTATTCGGATAAATAGAGTAAATAAAATAAGGTTTTACAAAGAGATGGCTTTCGATCTTGCTAAGGAAATCGGTAAAGAAATAGTTTATACCACAGCTGGTGTTGGTTCGTTACTTCCTCTTATTGGTCTGACAAGAGCTAACTCTCAAGCGTTTAATCCTGCTAGTCTAACAATCAAGATGGAAAGACTGATATTTCCAGCAGATCTTGCAAACTATCCGCTGAGTATGTGCTTTGACATCCATAAGTATGAAAGAAGATCTATGTTTAAGCAACCAAAACTACCCATTAAAGGTCAAATTCGTCTTCCGGTTGCCAAGAACATACAAGATTCATTTTCAGCTGATTGGAATGCAGAAAATCAATCGCCAATAGTCGGGGCGGCGGTTGAAAACCTATTAAAGGGTGGTCCAATAACAGACCCTCAGAGCATATTAGACCAGTCTATGAATATAGCAGGTACAGTCGTCGGTGGATTAGTTGGAGCTGGGGGTGGCGCGTTAGTCGAAGCTTCTAAAAGAGCTCTTCAGCAAGCGCCTACGATAGGAGCTAATCCGCAAGACATACTACAGCCATTTGGCTATGCTGTAAATCCATTTTTAACAGTAATGTTTAAGCAGCCAACATTTAAAGAATATAATTTTACGTGGAAATTAATACCGCGAGACCCGAAGGAGGCTAGAACTATTAACTCTATAATTAGAGCTTTGAAATATGCCATGCTTCCTGATATAAACGTCGATAACGGTGGGACTCTTTTAGAATACCCGTATATAATACAGACTAATTTTTATGGAAATGATAATTACTTGTATAAGTTTAAACCAGCAGCTATAAAAAATGTTACTGTAAACTATGCTCCAGCGACAACGCCGTCTTTCTTCAAGGGTTCTCAGAACGTTCCTACTGAAGTTGAACTAAAAATTCATATGATAGAAATTGAGTACTGGACTAAGCAAGACATATATGAAAATGATCCTAATTTATCAGTAGAATTAACTGAAGCTGAAAAAGTAGCCATGCTTGGTGCCGTTACGTAATCATGACTCAGAAATATTTCGCTAAGTTCCCACTAATCACGTATAACAACCAGCTCGCTGTGAACATCACTGAGCGAGTGGTAATTCGTGACTTCCCATCTAAGAACAACCACCTGTACTACCCGTACGACATCCAGAACAACGAGCGCCCTGACCAGCTAGCAGATCGCGTGATGAACGACGAGTACATGAGCTGGATAGTCTATATGTCCAACGGCATGACCGACCCATACTACGACTGGTTCATACCAGACGACGCGTTCAACGACTATCTTGTGAAGAAGTATGGAAGTCTGGACAAGATCATGTCGAGGGTCGCGTACTATAGAAACAACTGGTACAACGACACCGATCTTATCACTACGGCTGAGTTCAACAGCCTTCCTGACATACCTAAGTACGACGCGTTTGGAAAGCTATACTTCGACTCTGCCAAGAGGTACTACGAGGTCGTGCTGACTGGCGGAAACATAACCTCCTACAGGCGAAAGAGAATAGACAGCGTTATCAGCACGAATAAGATAGTTAGATACTCAATCGCCGGTACTTCCACGTTCGCGAACAATGAGATCGTGAGCGTGAGCTTGGGCAGCGCCAACGTCACTACCAACGTGTATGTGACTTCTGTGACTGGAGCTGCCCAGGTTCTAGCCTCAAACTCTACCACGCTGACCATACAGCACACCACTGGTTACGTCGACTCGGTGCCTGCTGGTTATAAATTTACTCCCACCAACAGCTATGTCTACGGTGGAGAGAGCGGGTCTAACTGCACTATATCTGCGATATCGTCTCTCGCCAACAATATCGTAGCCGCCGAGAGCGTTTACTGGAGTCCAGTTACGATATATGAGGACGAATATGAGAAGAACGCCAAGAATCGAACGATTCGTCTCATGGACCCGACAGCGGCCGATGCCGTGGCCCAGAGAGCTTCAGACGCTCTAGCTGCGCTTCTGTGACATGGCTCTTAACTCATATCAGCCGGGTGATCTGATCATCAACAGCATGACCATCGCCGGTCGTACGATCAACTCTGGCTTCATATCTGGATCTATCTACGAGAGCATATTCACGCCATGCGTGGTGGCAGAGTTCAACGTACGAGACACTGACGACGCGCTGTTCGCTGGACTAAACCTGTCAGGCGGCGAGCCATTCACCGTAGTATTTCAGGCGCCGGGTGGTCAGCAGGCTTCATATAAGTTTCTAGTCAACAAGGTGCAGAATCTAGCGCCGAGCGCTCAGTACAAGTCTCGTACGTTCACTCTCATATGCGCTTCTGAAGAAGTATTCTTCGCCGCCGGCGGCAGCGATAAGTATGGATACATACAGAAGAGCTACAGCAAGAGACCTATATCTTCTGATGTCCAGGACGTGCTGAAGAGCTATCTAAAGTCCAGCAAGAGAATAAACGTCGAGGAGACGAAGGGCGTTCAGGACATAATAGCCAACAACGAGAAGCCATGGGACTTCATCGATAGGTTGAGACGGCTTGCCGTTTCCTCGAAGAACCAGTCGTCGAGCTACGTGTTCTATGAGAACCAGCAGGGTTTTAACTTCGTCACCATCGAGAGCCTGTTTAGAAATAGAGCCGTTAAGACTTTCATGCAGGACGCCACTGTCGGCACAGATATAACCAAGCTCACAGACAACAACATCTTCGCGTATGAGCTGCCATACATGATAAACGCCGTGGATCGAATAGACAGCGGCACCATGAGCTCTAGATTTAACTACTTCAACTTTCATACCAACGAGTATCAGTCCAAGACCATAAGCTTTCCGGACTCTAGAGATAAGTTTGGCGGCGCCGGGTCTTGGAACAAGCAGTCGTTCTTCTCTAAGTTCGGTAAATATCCAGGAAGAACATCTACACTGCCGTATGATAATCGAATGCCTATAACAAATATACCGGAGTCTACACCAAACCAGCTCGCGTACTCAGGAAATCTAATGCAGAGCCTGATCAAGCTTAGAGTGTTTGGAGACGCAAAGCTCAAGGCTGGAGATCTAATCGAGGCTAGAATAGCTAGACAGACTTCTCTCACCGCAAACCCGTCTCAGGATACAGATATATCTGGAAACATGATTGTTGCCTCGCTAAGACATATGATTAATCCAGAGGGTGAGCGGCCCAGATATAGCTGTGTGATGGAGTGTCTAAAGGGAACACCAACGTGAACGTAGACCGGTCTGGCGACTACAGCGGGTCGAGGTGGCGCGGGCGTGTCGTAAACGTCATGGACCCGTACAAGCAGGGACGCCTGCAGGTAAGAGTATTTGGTCTCCACGACAACGAGACCTTGATACCAAACGCAGAGCTACCGTGGGCGCTGACGCGTACCCCGATCAACAGCGGCGCAGCTGTAAGAGGTGTTTCTGGATCGCCGGTCGGCGTAATACCTGGAACTATAGTGGATGGATATTTCGCGGACAGCGATCGCCGCGTTCTTGTAGCCACCGGAACGTTGTCGTCCGCTGGTAGAACTAGACCTGGAGAGATCGTCGATGGTTCATACGCGATAGACCCAGCGTACAACGACGTCGCAAACTCAGCGCGCGGTCAAGACTTAAACGCGGCGCTTGGCCTGAGGAATTTTCCAGCTCTGTCTCAAATTGGCGCGATTTTTCCAGCCGTGTCGGGCGGCATCGGGCCGATGGCGTCTCACACTGGAAATGTACTAGGTCTTCTAACACAAGCAGATCCATACAACATGTCTGGATCGATGGCTGACTCGGTGTCCGGATTTTATGAGAGTTACGCGCTTAACCAGATCATGTCAGCCGCCTCGTCTTTTTCTGGAGGAATTGGGGGTCTAGCATTTTCTCTAGTAAGAGCGCAAGACATGCTGCAGCAGGGTAAGGCTGAGGCGGAAGCCCTAGCGGCCCTACCAACACAGATTCAAGTTCTGGCAGCGAACGGTGGTATAGCGCAGCTCTTGCTCCTAGCAAACACCATGACAAATATAGATCCAACATCGATGCTCGGTAGCACGGTTGGTGGGCTAATGTCTCAGGCGTTTGGACTGTCCTCTATAATAGGTGGCGGCTTCTCATCGATATTAAGCGAGGCTGTATTTGCTCTAGCTGCTACCAGCAAGCTGCGCGATTTTGCCATGAAGGCGGCTGAGCCTACGCCACCTCCAATTCCGGATCCACCTACTACGACGTCGTCCAAAGCGGTTACTACGCCGTCTAGTTCAGGTAAGACCAATCCGTATGCAGATCAAGAAACAGTTGCTCTTCCTGCGACTATTACTTCTGCAGATCAACTGAATCAAAATCTTATATATTATTCGCCAGATAAACCTCCTCCAGAGCAAGTAAATCCTGTATATGGTCCTGAAGATAATATTAATGTTATGAGACAGCTTATAGAGAGAGAACAAGGTTATACTGGTACTGATACTACTACTGGGCTGGTGTCTGGATAAATGGAATTTAATAACTATAATCTTTCGGGTACTTTACCAGGAGAACTTGGACCTGGTACTGAGACATTAAATAAATCATCGGATGCTAATAATCGTTTGCCGCCTTCTACGGCTGCTCCTGAATATCCATACAATAACGCGATGGTCACACGCTCAGGGCACGAGATGCACTGGGACGACACGCCGGGTCGCGAGCGCGTGCGAATGGGCCATCGAGCCGGTACGTACTTTGAGATATCGGAAGACGGGCGTAAGGTAGAACTAGTCAGCGCCAACGAATACAAGTATACCAAGGGCGGCTTGACACTAACGATAGACAAGAACGGCGACGTCAAGATCGGCGGCATGCTTAGGCTGGTCGTCGGCGGCGACGCTCACGTGGAGATAAACGGTAATGCCACTGCATCGATCGGCGGTAGTCTAACCGCAGCTGTTAACAAGTCTGCTGAGATTCACGCCGGCGAGAGCGTTACCGCTACTGCTGGTAAGGACATAACTGCCACTGCGGGGGAAAATATATATGCATCGGCCGGTCAGAATATGGTCTCTGTTGTGGGTGGTAATCTATCAGCTGTAGTAAAGGGAAATTCTACCGAGCTAATCCTCGGCGATCGTAACTTTCAGGTGGCTGGAGAGTATAAGATAGTGGCTTCTAGAATAACTCTAGACGCGTCTGGAGAGATCAGTACCAACGGCGACATCATCATTACCAATGCTGCTAACACGATCATCACTCACGCCAACACGATTACGTCTCAGGCCAACACAATCAGCAGCATCATACCGCACGTTTAATAAATACGAAAACCATGGCAAGAATAGACTACTACACACAGCTAGACGTAAAGCAGGAATACTTCAGCGATTTCTTGTCCTCGTTCGACAAGAGCCCGCTTTCCAATGATTTGGCTAGACTGCGCAGCGATAACAGTGTAAAGCAGTCAGTTAGAAACCTAGTGCTTACTAATCTTGGTGAGAGGCTATTCCAGCCAGACGTCGGCGGCAATGTCTCCCACATGCTGTTTGAGCCATTTACTGGGTTTACTGCGGATGACCTCAAGAAAGACATACTAAATACGATAAAGCAGAATGAACCGCGGGTGTCCGCGTCGGATCTTACCGTTCAGGTGATACCCAACGCGGATCAGAATCAGTTCACGGTAAATATATTCTTCTACATCATGAATAATCCAGGGCAGGCATCGGTAAGTCTAATACTCCAGCGAGTGAGATAGAATGGCAACAGCAAACTCATCAATTAGTCTAGCCTCGCTGGACTTCGACACGCTCAAGAATAACCTCAAGGCGTTTTTAAGCACGCAGTCGGCGTTCAAGGACTACGACTACGAGGGATCAAACATGAACGTGCTGCTGGACGTGTTGTCCTACAACACTTTCATGAACGCGTTCTACCTCAACATGGCTGTGTCTGAGATGTTCCTTGACTCAGCTCAGCTGAGGTCGTCTGTCGCCTCACACGCCAAGATGCTCAACTACACCCCGCGGTCTCGCAGATCTGCCGCCGCGGTGATTAATACGGTTATTCCGACCTCAAACGCAAACGTCCTGACGATACCAAAGGGAACGTCCTTCACCGGCAAGAACCTAAACGGTAACTACACGTTCACGACGGACAAGACTCTGACACTGACGTCTGGAAACAACACGTTTACAGCTGCTAACCTGCACATATACGAGGGCTCGTACTCGCAGGACGCCTTCGTCATGAACTACTCGGACGAGACTCAGAAGTTCACGCTACTCAACCCAAACATAGACACCGAGAGCATGGTCGTCGTCGTTTCAGAGAACAACGGCGCAAACACAGCTGAGTTCCTGCTGGCGGAGAATCTGTTCGGTCTAGACAACACCTCAAACTCCTACTTCCTACAGACAGATATAGACGGCCGCTATCAGATAGTATTTGGAGACGGAGTACTAGGCAGGAGACCGTTGAACGGCGCTGTGATCACGGCTGAGTACCGCTCGTGCGAGGGCGATCTGGCAAACGGTATCGACACGTTCGTTATCGAGAATGATCTAGGCGGTATAAACAACACCGACGTTCAAGCTGGATTAACTACCACGACTGTCGCCAACAGCGCCGACGGCGCGATGGCTGAGTCTATAGAGTCTATTCGATACAACGCGCCTCGTCACTTCCAGACTCAAGAGCGTGTAGTCACCAATCAAGACTACATCGACCTGATCCTAGCAAACTTTCCAGATATCCAGAGCGTCAACGCTTACGGCGGAGACGTGTTGTCTCAGTTCGGAGACGTGGAGTACGGTAAAGTCTATATATCAGCTAGTACTTATTCCGGAAACACGCTCACGCAGACTAGAAAGAACGACCTTCTTTCGTTCTTAAAGCCCAGAGCCGTGTTGGGAATTACTCCAATTATAATAGACCCAGAGTATATGTATGTGACGCTGTCGTCTAAAGTTCACGTGGACTTCACTCAGACTGGCCTGACCCCGGCTCAGATGAACACTGTAGTCGTCAACGCTATATCTGCCTTTAACAGCGCTGAGCTGCAACAGTTTGGTAGAAACTTCAGACTTTCTGCATTGACTTCGGCGATAGACTTTGCAGATGCCAGCATACTAAGTAATGAAACTTCGACTTTTATATATAAGAAGTTCGTAGACTTAGAGACTATTAACGAACAGCTATTTACAGTGGACTTTCATGGTAACGCTCTGCGACGTGGATCGATATTAAGCAATACTTTTAAGTCGGACGGCAGGTCATATATTCTCACTGACTACATCAGCGGCGTCAATAATACTGCTGGTAATCTATACAAGTTAGAGAGCACAATTTCTACTAGTGCTATTAACTACAGCGTCGTGGGAAGCGTGGACTACACCAATGGAACAGTTCGAGTATCTTCCACACAGATAGACTCGTTGCCTGCGGGTGGCCTTAGAATATTTGCTTCTGCAGTTAATCAAGACGTCTACGCGAATAGAAACAACATCGTTGAGATAGACACGGGCTCGGGCCTGTCGATCTCTATAGTAAGCGGCTGATGTCTGTAGAAAAATACATATCGCCGTTCGTACAGACTCATTTTCCTGAGTTCTATAAGGAGTACGGACCTAACTTCATAGCATTCGTTAGAGCTTATTACGAATGGATGGAGAGCGCCGGTAACCCTGTTAATCAGGCAAGAAGTCTATACGAATACTCAGATATAGATACCACACTAGATTCTTTTGTTAAGTACTTTAAAAATAAGTATATGACGTCTTTGCCGGCTTCTATAGCAGCTGATAAAAGACTTGTAGCTAAGCATATTACTGACTTATATAAGTCTAAAGGATCTCGAAGAGCTTACGAACTATTATTTAGAATAATATTTGATGAAGATATCGATATATACATACCCGGCGACGATCTCTTCAAGCTCTCTGATAACGAGTACATCAAGCCGAGATATATCGAGGTAACAGACAGCTTATATCTAGTCGACCTTCTTGGAAAGACTATACAGAGCAGTGACGGTCTGGGTGCTGCAATCGTAGAAAATTTTTATCAGAAGAGTATAAGTAATAAGATTATAAACGTCTTAATTCTGAGCGACGTGACGGGTGCTTTCAGATACGGGCAGAAAATAATCTGCAGCGATCTTTACGTCGACTTGTATGGGAACAAGATAAGCGCATATCAGTATAATAATCTGACCACGTCTCAGAAGAGTCAGTATAGTCTGGCGCTCACTGATAGCACAGCGCCGTTCATCATCGGTTCTCTATCTTCTATCGGCATAACTAACGGCGGTTCTGGCTTCTCGATTGGAGATACGATGAGAGTCGACTCAAGCGAGGGTTCGGGCGGATCAGCTAGAGTGTCTTCTATTAGAGACGAGAACGGTAAAGTCACATTCACTCTTCTTAACGGAGGGTCTGGGTTCTCGGTTAATGCTACTATAACTGTCACCGGCGGGGGTGGAGCAGGCGCGACTTTTGCCATCGGCGGTCTAGTCGACAAGGAAGTTTTTAAGATCAACACCGACGTCATCAGCGATTCAAACACAACTATACTAGACTCATCTGCAGACGGGTGCAATCTAGCGATAACCGGTGTTTCTGGAACTTTCTACAACGGCGATAATGTCTACAGCGCCGCACAGGTAAACGTCATAACCGCCGACGTAAATACGCTGGTAAATAATGGTCTGTCTAACGGCGAGAGCCTATCCAACGGGTCTCTTGGTATATCCAGTCTAGTCAGTTATAGAGTAGATGGATCTCTGCTGTATATTAGAGGCGCTGATATCACAAACGCAAATCTCACCAGCGGCGTAGTACTAATCAGTAATACCTCGAGCTCCGTAGTATCGATAAACACGTTGTTTCCAATTCAAAATACTTACGGAAACGGGACAATTTCATTTGTGAACTCCAGCATGATGACTGTTACAGGAGACTTTGGATACTTCGTGCCTGGATACGGTATAGTCAGCGGTAATACCGGTGCTACAGCTACAGTAGCGAGTATTACTAGAAATACAGATTGGACTTCTCTGACTAAACCTACTTTAACTAATAAAAATTTAGACGCAGAGATTAATCTGTCTCTAAACATCTATGACCTAGAGGTCGGAACAATATCGTATATCACCGGAATTAATCCAGGCCAGGGATACTCAAGCAATCCTACCGTATCGATACTGCAGCAGGACATATATGATCTTAAGATAGTAGACAAGGGCGGTTACAAGGGATACAACGCGGTTGTAAACGCCGTCGCCGGAAATGCCAACGGTGTCGTTACATCTGTTGAGATAATAGATTCTGGTTTTGGTTATTCGCCGGGTATCAGCGCTAATCTCATATCTTCTAACACAGAGAATCAGACAGTCATTTCTGGAAAAACGGTCGTCGATCTGACTGGTGTGGGTGCCGGACAGTTCACCAGTAGAAAGAGCTTCATAAGCGATACTCAGCATATAATCGACAGTAAGTATTGGCAGTCTCAGTCGTATGACATCATCGCTTCTAGAATGTTAAATACGTATGAGCAATTTGTGAGAGACCTAGTACATCCATCTGGCATAGCTCTATTCGGTACTTTTAGAGTACTTTCTGAAGTGCAGAATGAAGCTTCGCAGGCTCAGAGCTTCTCTCTAACCTCATCATAAATAAGTTAAACGAGCTAGATATATGGCAGTCATAACAGTAAATCAGATCATAGATAATATAGACAGCTTCGTGAGCAACATAAAGAAGCTCAGCAAGTCGTATTATCTATTCGTGGGTAGACCGAACTCATGGTCTGACGATAACATCCCGCCGGCGGCAAACGCGTCGGTCGAGCAGTCAGAGCTGTCTATATACCACGACATGGTCTACGGCAAGCTTATCGCCAACACCGACGTTTCATACATGATACGAAAGGTGCAGTGGGCCAACAATACAGTTTATGCCCAGTACTCCCAGAACGATCCGGCGCTGTTTGACAAAGACTTCTACGTGCTCACCGATACAGGCGGCATATACAAGTGTATCTATAATAACGCCAACGCGATGTCGACCATAAAGCCAAACCTGACGACTACGTCTGGCACGTTTAAGACTAGCGACGGATATATCTGGAAGTATATGTTTACGGTCGAGACTGCGGCCAACACGAAGTTCTCGACACCGTCATACGTGCCGGTCACCACAAACAATGACGTAGAGTCATCAGCTGCCTGCGGTACAATCGACTACATAAAGCTAACTAACGCCGGAAATAACTATCAGATATATGAGACTGGATTTCTAGTCGGTGTAGCCAACAACGGATATGTGGCCGCTCTGCCAAACACGTCTAGCTCAAACACCGACTACTACGTTAACTCATCGATATATCTAAAGGCTGGCGGCTCAGCCGGGCAGATCAGAAACGTCACTCAGTATGACGGCGTCAACAAGCTTCTTCTAGTAAACACCCCGTTTGACGTCAAGGTTAACCTGACTCTCACGGACGTACCGCCGATCTTGGTCGGGCACGTAGTCAGTCAGAATTCTGTCGACATAGCGTATCTCTATAAAAAGGGATACGTGATGGTTGGAAATAACGTCGTGCAGAGCGATACCGGAGCCGCCGGCGTTATAACTACTGCAAACTCTTCTCACCTAATCATAACGAAGAATAACGCGTCAAACGCGTTCTCTCTCAGCCTGCCGATATACAACACGGCTTCAGCTGGAGTTGCTAAGTCTGGTCTTGTTAGAGTTATTTCCGGAAATAACTTCGTGATCGCGAACGGCAGCACGGCGTTCGCCACGGACTACGCCGTCAACGACTTCATCAACGTCGGCGACGACGCCAATACGCAAATTCGTCGCGTGACTTCAGTTAACAGCACGATCGTGATCGTGGACGCCGCGTTTACAGCTAACCTAACGTCTAACGTCCACTACTCAGTCCCGTCTGCTGTAATACCGTCGTCTATATCTGTAACAAACAGATACGGCACTGTCAGCTATACGAATCTAACTGGTGTTAGAGTTGATATATCAAACACCACGCCGGCTGGCGCGTCTTTCATTGCCGGCGAGAAAGTAACTCAGGTAGACGTCAACGACGTCGACCAGGGAGCCAACGGGGTGATAGCGTTCTCAAACAGCTCGTCTATAGAGCTCTCATCCATAGTTGGTACGTTTACTGCTGGACTCTACGTCAGGGGTCAGTCTTCTAACACCAGATCATATATCGACGCCGTCACTAGCTTTCCAAACATCACGGTGTCTAACCCGATCGGTAGCTTCGAGTCTGGACAACCGATATACGTAAAGACTTCTGGCGGCGCGCCGATTGGTAATTCAGTAGTTCTAGCCACCAGCACTACTCCTGGTCCGCTGACAGAATACGTTATATCTCCAAAGGTGACTATAACTGGCGATGGCAGTAACGCTCTAGCCTACGCATACGTCGATACCAGCAATAACAACCCGACGCGACAGATAACAGAAGTCGTGATGATTAACAACGGCTCAGGATATACCGAGGCCAACGTAGTAATCACGTCAAACGGACAATATGGTTCTGCTGCTGTAGCAGAAGCGGCTATAAGCCCGATCGCCGGCCACGGAGCTAACTCGTATATGGAGCTTGGTTCTAAGTATGTCGGTATCTCTGTAACGTTTGCAAATGGAGCTAACGAGAGCTATAAGTTTCCGATTGGCGGAGAGTTTAGAAGGGTAGGAATAATCGAAGACCCGACTTTTAATGACGCGACTCTCACGCTTGACACGTTTGATAGAGTCAAGTTATATCTGGGTACTAATAACGGAATTAGTTTTACGCCGGGAGAAGTGGCTTATCAATCAAATACCGCGAAAGCCGGAATCGTAGTCTATTCTAACTCGTCTTATCTAGAGCTTAAGAACGTTCTTGGAACTGGATCAGGTCTTCCGTTCTTTACTGCTGCCACGAATAACTCTAACACAGCTATAAAGGGTCTGACGTCTGGAGCCCAGGCAAACGTTCTCACCACGGCCGCTAACAACATGGCCAACTCGTCGGTGTCGTATTTCAGGTTGCTGTCAGACGTCGAGTCTGTGTCTGAAGTTACTTCTGGAGCTACGGCTACTATTTCTCAGATCATCAGCAACACTAGCATAAGAGTGTCTAACATCAAGGGTCACTTCAACGCCAACGATACCCTGCTAGACGCCACCACAAACGCCTACGCAAACGTCGTCACCATTACTATAGCAAACGGCGCCATCAATGCCACGTCCGACTTTGGTCATAAATTCACCCAGACCTGCCGCATACCTCTGACGTCAAACACCGGCGCGTTCCAGCAGTTTGAGGATGTAACTCAAAACTCCTCTAACGCAGTTGGCACAGTACTCTCGTTTAATAGCGATAGAGACATAATGCTGTCTTCTAATCTAGTATCTGTAATAAACGGAGACATGCTGACTAGTACTTCTGGTGGTACTGCTATAGCTTTATATTCAAACGGCATATATATTAGATGTGTAGGAGCTAACGGCACTATCGCTGCAGGAGATACACTAAGCAAGGGAAATACCACCGTTGGAACTATCTCTAACACATATCCGGTGCTAGTTCTATATAATGTATATGGAGATTTCTCCGAAGGAAATAACCAGATAGTAGGAAGTAATTCTGGAGCTATCGGCGTAAGCTCTCTCGCAAATACAATATGGCAGCCTGAGCTGGTCAGAAACAGCGGCCTGACTACATATCTGGAGAATATATTACCGTTCGAGAGGTCAAATACCTCTGTTGAGAAAATAAATATAATCGTTAAGTTTTAGAGGAAATTAATGGCTTTAGATACAGACCTGTCCCTGTCGCCCTACTTCGACGACTTCTCGGACGACGCCAATCAGTACGCCGTCCTGTACAGGCCGGGTGTGCCGGTTCAGGCGCGCGAGATGAATCAGGTGCAGAGCATCCTGCAAGATCAGATTAACAAGTTTGGTCGCAGCATCTATAAAGAAGGCTCTGTTATAGAGGGCTGTGCTTTCTCTTTTGATAATAAGTATGCTTATGTTAAGATTAAAGATACTTATTCAAATGGATCTGCTTTCACGATATCTGACTTTATCGGTCGAGTAGTTACTAATTCGAATGGACTAAAGGGTTTAGTAGTTAATGCTGTACAGGGCTTTGAGACTCAGGCTCCAGACCTGAATACGCTTTATATCAAGTATCTTAACTCTGGTACGTATTCAAACGGAGCCGGTCAGCAGGCATTTAGTAACACTGAAAATCTAGTAATCGCAACGTCTGCTAATGTAGCTATTGGAAACGTAACTGTAGCTACTATAGCTAATAGCGCCGGTTATGGCTACGGGATGACAGTTACAGACGGTGTGATCTTCAAGAAAGGCTATTTCATCCGCGTCCCGTCGCAGACCACGATCGTGACCAAGTATTCTAACCAGCCAAACAACGTCTCTGTTGGCTTTGGAGTTATTGAAGACATTGAGACGCCGGCGTCTAATACTCATCTATACGATAACGCTCAGGGAGCTCCAAACTACGGCGCGCCCGGCGCTCATCGCTTGAAGCTAACTCCCAATCTTATAACCAGAGTCACTAGCGATGCTTCTAATACTGCTGCTTTCTTTTCTATCTGTGATTTTAATTCTGGTCGACCTGTAAGTATCAAGAATGATCCACAGTATTCGGCTCTAGGTACGCAGCTTGCTAAGAGAACTTTTGAGACAAACGGAGACTTCGTAGTAAATCCGTTTCTTCTCACCACTGAAATTAAGAAAGCCAACAACGATACAGCTAATACTTCTTCAAACACCACCTATCTTAACCTGGTTTCTTCTCCAGGTCTAGCCTATGCTAAGGGCTACAGGGTAGAGTTTCTCAACAAAAACGCTGTAGACTTACGCAAAGGCATTGACACGATTTCTGCGCAATCTCGTGTATCAGCTAACTTTGGTAATTATGTATTCTGTAATAATTTTGTCGGTGACTTCAACACAGATAATCTAGCTCAGGTAGAGCTGCATTCAATAGCGTATGGCGCCATCAACAACGGTACGTTCTTAAGCACGTCATATCAGAGTAAGAAGATAGGAACGGCATATATCAGAGGAATTGAGTATTACTCTGGAACTCCAGGAGCAGACGCTCAGTATATCGTCTACGTTTTCAACATCAAGATGGATGCTGGCTATAATTTTAGTCAGGTCAAGAGCGTGATGTATTATCCATCATCTACAGTAAAAGCTATTGGCGATGTAATACTTACCTACGACTACGCCAGCAATACTAATATCGCAAAGCTAGAAGAAAATACTATCAGCACAATGGTATTTCCTCTGGGTCAAAAAGCCGTAAAGGTAGATTCTTTTACCAACGAGTCGTTTGTCTATAGAAATAGAGCAAACTCTAGCTTCGATACAGCTGGAAATATGTCTATAACTATTCCAGCAGCTGCTGGTACTGGAACAGAAGTATTTACATACGGAGTTGGTAATCTAGGTCAGACAGAGCTCGAGACATTCGTAGTAATACCATATCAAACCGGATATACCACAAATAACGCCGGTACAGTTACAAGTTCTGGTAACACACTCACCGGCAGCGGCACCTCGTTTACAACTGCATATAGAGTTGGTGACGTAATCCGTGTCGCCAACAGCACGGTTAACAACGATAGAATTATTACTTCCATCACGAACAGCACATATCTATCTGTTAATACTGCTCTCTCGCCGGCATTCACATCTGTGAATCACCAGCAGGTATTCCCGGCCGGCGCGCCGTTATCTATGCTTAATAGAAGCGGTAGGTCTATAAACATAACCAGTACTACTACAGCAAATATATCGCTGGGAATAACACCAAACTCAGCGTTCAGCGTTTCAGTCTATCACGACACGCTTAGACAGTCTACAATTCCTATCGCCAAGTCTATAACCCGCGACACGCTGGTTAAGATCGACACGGCGACAAACGCCGGTGGAACCACTGGTCCGTGGTGTCTTGGAGTATCTGACGCGTTTAAAATAAATCACGTATGGGTAAGTACTGGCTCATACTCGAGCTCCGTAGTTGATTCAGTGTCGTCGTTTAGTCTAGATAACGGGCAGCGAGACTCTTATTACGATCTAGCTTATCTTAAGTCTAATATGACTGCTCTCCCGCCAAACAGTTTGATTCTAGTCAGCGTCGATCATTTTACACATGATGATTCTCAGGGTCACGGCTTTTTTACCGGAAACTCTTATCCTATCAATGACTCAAGCGCGTCTAATTCTACTATCTTTACGGCCGAGATTCCGCTGTTTACTTCTCCCGTAAAAGGATCTACGTTTGATCTAAGAGACTGCGTAGACTTTAGACCGTATGTAGCTAATACCACAGTTATTACCTCATCAGTCGGTTCAGCGACAGTAAATCCTAACTCTACTATATCTTTTACTGGAGCTACAGACTCAAGCATTCCAGGATCGCTCGGCTCATATTTAATATCACCAAACCAGCTTTTCCAAGCTAACGTAGCTTACTATCTACCGCGCAGAGATAGAATTTCTATTACCACAGGCGGAGAGCTACTAATAACTGAAGGTCTATCTGATCCTAATCCTCGTGCTCCAGTGGAGCAGCCTGGTACCATGTCTCTTGGAGTAGTCGACGTACCGCCATATCCAACTCTGTCTGCTCTAGAAGCTAAGACGTACAATAGATACGACTATGTTCCGACAATGAATCTTTCGCAGATCAAGCGTTACGCTATGTCTGATATCGGAGCGCTCGCTGATAGAATATCGAATTTAGAGTACTATACGTCTCTATCAGCGTTAGAACAGTCAGCAGCAAGTCTTCTAGTTCGTTCTGGTGCTACTGGACAGAATCGTTTTAAGAACGGTATCTTAGTAGATCCGTTCAAAGGTCATGATATTGGTAATACTAAGCATCCGCAGTACTCCATAGCAGTAGACTCGGATCGTCAAGAAGCTAGACCTGCTTTTAGACAGTTTAATCAAGAATTAGTCGTTGATGAGACTCTAAGTACTGGTTATAAGCAGCGCGGACATGTTATTACTATAGATCACGTTGAAAAATTAATTCAATCACAGTCATATGCTTCTAAATATCATAACTGTGTAGAGGGTAATATTTATGAATGGCGAGGCTCGGTGCAGTTGTTTCCGTCAGGCGATCTTCAGCCAGATACAACAGTTTCTCCAGACGTCGTAAATAATTTAGATCTGGCTTCTAATTGGATTAATCTAGCAGCACAATCTAGTTGGGGAACTAAGTGGAATAATTGGGTAACGACTAGTTCATCTACGACATATGGTAGTGCTTATCAAACTGGCGCAATATCTTCTTCCACAAATTCGGATGGTTCTACTACTACAGGTTATGCTACTCAGATAAATACTACAACAACTTTAAATCAAAGCAGAACAGGTAGTACTCTTGGTATAAATGGAGTGTCAAATACTGCTCTGAATCTTGGAACATTTGTTACTGACATAAGTATAAAGCCATATATAAAACAAAAATTAATAACATTTGGTGCTCGTGGTCTAAAGCCAAATACTCGTGTATATCCATATTTTAATAATACTCGAGTAGATAATTATTGTGTACAAGGATATTTGTATACTGGAACTGTTAATACGGTTAATAATATTAAAGTTGATAGTAGTGGTAATCCTTTATTTCCTATTTCTTTAATAGAAGTAGATGGAACTACTGTAGACTATTATTATACTGCAAACGGTAATTCGTGGGGAAGCAGTCTAATTGTAGGCTCAGATGGTAGACTTCAAGGAGCATTTCTTATACCAGAAAATACATTTAAAATAGGAAATATAGAGTTTAAGCTAACTGATATTTCTGATTTAATACAAGGTGAAAGCGCAATAAATACTGCGGCGTCGACAACATATATGGCTAGCGGTTTAGCTGTATCTACTGGTAGATCTATTTTAAATACTAGACAGGCTTTACTTTCTTATTCTGAGACAATTGCGCATCAGACTATACAGCAGAACGGAGTAATTGCTGGTCCGCCAGTATACGTAACTACTGCACCTCCGCCGGTGCCGTCATATGATCCAGGCTTAAGTTGGACTTCGTATGGTGGTTTTAGTGGTGACCACGATGGTAGTGGAGGTAATGCTGGTGTTGGTACCGGGCCCGGAGCAGCAGCAGCAGCCGCCGGCGGCGGTGACGATGGAGGCGGCGCGTCTGTTATATGTACTGCTTTATATAAATTAGGATATCTACCTGATCATATCTACGAGGCCGATGATAGATTTGGTAAATACTTACGTGATCATGATCCAGATGTATATTATGGATATTTAAAATGGGCTTCCAAAGTAGTGTATTTTATGAACAATGATAGTCCTAAGTTTATGTTTTGGATTAAAGATAATAAAAAGAGAAATAATATTCAACGAAAAGTAATAATTAATTTAGTTAGAACAATTGCTACGCC